TGGATAAATGGTTTTTCGACAACGAAGATAAACTTGCAGAACTCCAGAAGGAAATGGAGAGTTGGAAAGGCACGCCCTACAAGCATCATATCGGCGTAAAGAACAAGGGCTGCGATTGCATTCACTTTATTGTCAACGCGTTGAAACCAATAGGTGTATTCCACGGTAGGAATATTGTTATACCGAAGTACCCGCGTGACTGGCATCTGCACAACGGCCAACGTCTTATGGTTGAGGGCATTAAAAACCAGATGAACGTTGAAGAAGTAGATCGTGAGAAACCGAAGGACGGCGACGTTATACTCTATGAGTTCGGTTTACACGAAGCCCACGGCGGTATTTACTACCGTGGCCATGTACTGCAGGCACTTAATGAAATCGGAGTTACTTCGCGGCACTACGAAGATCCCGACTTCTTCAACCGCATGCGGCGGTGCTTTAGATTTAAGGCGGTGTTATGAGTACGGCACAAATAGGATTAGGCATTGTTGGCGCAGTAGCCGGATTCTTCACCGGCGGCACTGGCTGGGCGCTCGTTGGTTCGATGATGATGGGCGCGTCTATCGGTGTAGCGGCCGGAAGTTTTATCGACCCGCAAAGAGCTGATACTCCTGCTCCTGGTGGCGCGCAGGCGCAGGCGTTGGACATGCCCACGATAGAAGAAGGAACACTAGTTTACGATATACTCGGCACGAGTAAAACAGTGGGTAATATTTTTTGGTATGGTAAGAATAGAAGTAAAAAGATAAAGGAAAAGGTTGAGTCCGGAGGTAAAGGTGGTGGTAGTAAGAGCGAGAAGGTAACCGTCGGTTACAAGTACTATCTTAGCTGGTGCCAAGGTATATGCCTCGGGCCGATTGATACGCTGCTTACGGTATTCAACGGCGATGAAGTCGTATGGAACGGCGAAGCACATTACGCTGATAGAACTGCAGATGGCTACACGGCCATAACGCTCAAAGGTATGGGCGAGATGCGTATTTACTTCGGCGGCGATGACCATACGCCTATAGGCCGCATTGCTAAAGTATCTGGCGACGATACTACAAATCCTTCTTACCGCGGAACAGCATTCGCGTACTTTAATGACTGCTTTATCGGCCAGTACAACCGTGCGCCGATTATGAAATTTGTAGTTACTAAACGGCCGGTCTTCGACTTCAGTGATAAGGAGAAGATAGGCGTGTACGACTACAATGCGGCGCATGCACTATGGTACGTGATTACACGGCATGTAAAGTTTCCTTCGTCATGGCTTAACGAAGATAGCTTTTTGGCCTTTGCTGAACTGCAGCGGGATACCAGAGAACAACACGGTCTTAGCCTGCTTATGAGTCGGCAGGAAAACGCACTCACTTTTCTGAATAGTATTCTGACGCATGCCGGTGCTATCATGCGCTACGGCGTGGACGGTAAGTTTCATGTAAAAGAACTACGCAGTTACGAAGCCAAAGAAGATCTGCCGTTAATAACACAAGACGCTTTTACTTCTCCGATGTCATTTACGCGGAAGGGTTATACAGAAAGCGTAAACGACGTGCAAGTGCAGTACATGCCGCGCTTTGATGTACTGATCGGTGAGCCTGCTCCTGGCGACCCAGATGTCTACTCCGTAGCAATAGCTGATGAGAGCCATGATTGGAGCGGCACAAATACTCAAGCTTACTATATATGGGCGAATCCTCCAGATAATACTATACCTTCAGTTGGTAATATCAACTGGCAGACAGACTATAATTATGCGAAAAGCGATGCTGGCAACAACTGGCTTAAGCCTGGAAGTAGATGGTTTAAGATGCTTATTCACCTATCTGGGCCGTCCGGGTTTGATGGAAGAGACATACTTCCGGCTGATGCGTCTCCCGCCAGTATAAAAGAAGATTTTGATATCGACCACGAACTATGCGGGTATAGTGTAGTAAATGAGAATCAGATAGTTAACTGGATACAAACGCAGATAGACGATAAAGGATATCGCCCCGGCAGTTGGTTTATCTTCCAGCGCGATGTTACAGGAAGTAATGATGAGACCATGCTGGCCAACAGTGCCCTTCTTATCAATACGGCCAAAGCCTGGCTGGCCGCTTCGGATTTAGACTACAATGTGGTTGACCATGATGAAGATCTAAACAACGAGCGTTGGTTGCAATGGCTTTATACTAATTTCGACTACTAGGGAATTACAATGTCAGTAGCGATAAACATACGTAGAGCGCAAGTATCTGCAGATGATCGCGCCAGCAAAGAAATACTACAAGGGCGTACGCAGTCAAAGACCGTGCAGTTGGTAATGTTCGCTACGGAGTCAAACGCAAACTGGGCGGCTGAGCGTGCAGTGCGCCGTGCGAGCTACCCATTTGCTGAAGGGCAGTTGGAATTAAACCGTACGCAGTTCAAACACGAAGTAGGTGATTTATTCAGATTGAGTGACACCACGCACGGTGTGTCCGAAATGGTTTGCCGTGTACTACGCATAAAGGAAGAATCTTTAGAATCAGAAAAGATACAAGTGGACTGGATGGAAGATCCGGACTACGTTACGAGCGCAGCAGTACTTGGTGGTAGCAGTACTGGCGGTACCGTGCGCGACTTTACTATATATGACTTGGTGAACGTAACAGTACTTGAGGCCCCGTATGCTTTGGTTGGTGAAAGTATCCAAATTATTCCTATTGCTGCTCGTGTGAGTGGAACAGAAGTAGGATACGAACTACATTGCAGCTTTGACGGTGGCGTGAGTTACGTGCAGATAGACGATATTCAAAACTACGCCGTGCACGGAACGCTTGTGGAAGAAGTAAGTATAGATTTAAACACGCTGGATAAGGTGTACGGGTTCAACGTAGACTTTACGCTTGACATTGATGCCGAGAGCATAGAAGTAATAACTCGTACCGAAATGTTCGCTGGTTATAATAAAGCGATTATAGGTACGGGCAACCAAGCAGAGTTAATAACCTTCGAGACTATTACGCCGGATCCTATAGTTGCCGACCGTTATAAGATAAGCGATATAAATCGCGGTCAGTTTGATACAGTAAAGAAGACGTGGCCAGCAGGTACTGACTTCTTCTTCTTAGACGTAACTGTGCAGGTAGTAACAAGCGATCAGTTTTTGAAGGGTACTACGCGTTGGTTTAAAATGGTGCCGTACAACCCACGGTATGTAGGGGAGATATCAGGTGCTACGGCCATTGAGCATCTAATCCAGGGCAGAGCATTCGCACCCTACGTGCCGAGCAACCTACGGGCCAACGGTTTGGGCCAGAATGCGAGATATTTAAACAACATTGTACTGACATGGAGTCCACGGGTTAGGGGCACTGGCGCGGGTCTGGGTGACCCCGATAGTGTTACGGACGCACCGCCTACGCACGAAGGTTACTTCGAGATAGAAGTTGTGGTCAGTGATGTAGTAGTAAGAACTGTCACGGACATATCGGCCTATACATGGACATACACTTCTGCCATGAACATCGCGGACAATACTTCGCTGGCTACAGAAGTAACGTTCAGGGTCGTCAACTTCATAACTACGAACGGAGTGCGTTACGATAGTATACACGCTGCAGAAATAGACGTAGCGTACGACCCGAATATTGAAACAACGACTTCTACTACAACAACTACCACTACTACTTAAAGGGGTAGGTAATGTCAACTACAGAAAAGTATGACCTTGACTTGACAGACTATAGTCTTACTGGATGGAATCAGATACTAAAAGGTTCCATTGAAGAGTTGGACGAACATCTACACACGCGCATGATGGTAACGCTTGGGGAAACGGTTGCCGAGGGCGATGTGCTTTATTTATACACCGATGGGAAGTACTATAAAGCACAAGCCGCAGTCGGCAAAATACCTGCTCGATGTATTGCGATAGAATCGGGCAACGCCGACGATCAGATAAGGGCTGCGCGTATAGGACCGCTGCAGGTTACGGGCTGGACGTGGACAATCGGAAGTAAAGTGTACGTCGACCCCACAACCGCGGGAAGTCTTACGCATACGAAGCCTACTGCGTTCTCACAAGCGGTGGGCATGGCGATAGCGACGGATACGATTTTCGTCTGGATGGAAGATCTAAGCGAGTTACACTACGGTACTGCTTCGCCGCCTGATGCAACTAACTACCCTGATGGCACCGTCTATCTGCAGTACATTTAAAAGGTGATACTCTATGGATTGGTTAACCGGATACAATAAGCGGATTGCCCTGACAGTCGACGGGTCTAAAGTAAACTCGGACTTGCAGAACTTCCCGCTTAATATTTCTATCGACGAGCAGTGCGGCATCAACGGGCAGAAGGCTAAAGACTTCTTTGAGGTCCTCACCGCTATACCAAACTACAGCGATTCATTCACCGGAGTAAATGGTGATCCCGCAGATGAAGCGTTGTGGACTTTAACTACCTCCGCAGGAAATCACTACGGCAGTATAAATAATAACGCGTACCGATATAACTCTCCGGGCGATAATGCGAATCACATATCGTATTTGGATTCTAATTTTACGCTGTCTGGAGACTTCTGCGTTGAATTGGAATATACAGTTAACAGCTTAGGCGTGCCGTCTGCTGGTGTAAACTATGCACCACAATTTTGGGTACGTTCGGCAGACGGATTAGACTACGCTTGCATAGCCAGAGCCACAAGCGCTTCGCAGAATAAAATTTATATCAGGGGTACAGATATCGCTGATAAGTGGGTGGGTGCTAATTACTCTACTGGTAGATTCAGAATAATCCGTTTTAATAATAAAATTAACGTTTACTATCACAATGGCACTGCATGGGTAGACTCAGGCACTGCAAATACAGACTTCTCCGGCGATATGACTGTACGGATACTGTTTGAGCAGGAAGAACTTGCGGCTGTAAATATCGACGTAGACAACTTCTGGTCAACTCAGAAGTTAAATTTTATCGGCGATGACGGAAGTCTACCGGATTCGGATTTGTGGGAACAGTACTCAGTTAGCAGAGATGCTACTATACAGAGCAATAAACTTCAGGCTGCCGCCGATTCTTCTGTAAGCGACGTCGGTGTGAGATCGAAGTTCAGATTAGTGGGCGACTTCGATATTCATGTTAGATGGGATAAAATTACCGGCGCAGATAGTGATAGCTGGGCTGCTGTTTTCAGGCTGATAGCAGATGACACGACGGACAGTCATGTTCAAGTCTTCCGCTCGTATGATACTAGCAACTCGAATTCATGGGCTGCAAATAAAAGAACGAGCGGAGTAGACGGTACTGTTGGACGTGAAAGCACTACAATGAATGCGGGCTTTATGCGCATTGTCCGTGTCGGCACCACTGTTACTATGTACCGCTGGACAGGAATAACGTGGAATACTTTACGCACCGATTCATGGCTTGACGAAGATGTAAGGGTAGAACTTATTGCACAGTCAGGTGGCACCAACGATCCGGACCACACTTCAGACTTCTCAGAACTTATAGTTACCGGCGATAGCCGGTTCGTTTGGACTGACGCAGGCAGACACCCGTTCCGAAAAAGAATAGCAGTAACCGAGCAGGACGGATTGACACAACTGCCAGTTGAGTTAGACTTCTTTGACGACGTAGGCAAGACTTTTAACTGCCATGCGCTTG